TACGTGAACCGCGGAGGAGTGGGGCCACTCATCGGTGATTCGGTCTTGATTTTATCCATCATGGGACTGTTCTACGCTATTCGCAAGATTCCGACAGAGATCCAGATCTTCAATCTCCTCCTCGGAATCTATGCCGTGACGTACTCCGTCTACTCTTAAATTGACTGTATGAACTCCCATTGGAGATATTCACAAATCTTCTTCCAGATCGTATCGTGCTGAATCAGCCGATCGCGGGACTTGAGAAGCGGGAAGTGGACCTTGTACTCGTCCAGCTCCAGCAGCTCCAGGAATTTGTAAATAATGTACGAATACGACAGGAAGTTCCGTCGCTCGTCGGGGCAGTAGAGGAGGTACGGAGCCTGGACTTCCTGGAACATAGCCCGGATCTTGTCCTCGATCTCCGGCGTGATCGTGGGAGGAGGATTGCCGTTCAATCTAGAGAGGATATGGGCAGCGTGCTCGTAATACCGGTTTCTTCCCAGCTTCTTCAGAATCTCACGGATATTCTGCTCGGTCAGGAGAGCGATATTATCAATGCGTCGCTTCTTGATTTCGCAGATCACCTCGTTCATCACATCGTCGGGAATCTCCGTGCTCTCCTTTGCCTGGAACTGGTTCAGAATCTCGTTCAGATGGTTCTGCTTCTTGTAGGCGTAATTGTTCCGCTCCTTCGGGGGGTCGCGGAAACTCGGGAAATCGGAGACCACGAGGGCATACTCTTCCGATCCGCACTTGGGGCAGACCAAAATACCTTCGGACGTGATCTCTTCGCGGGGGATGTTACAGGGAGCACAGTGCTCGGCCATCTTCTTGATATTGTCCGCGTTCTCGGCGATGTTCAGGCCGTTAGAGAGACCGCGACGGGAAAGGTACTCGTCAAACATCTTCTTCTTCGATGGACCTGCCGACGTCTCCGTAACCGAAAACAGTTTGTCGAACGTCCCCGGAATCCTGGCTCCAAAATCGACCTTGGATGTGGTCTTCTTGCCAGGAGGAGCGTAGTAATCCAGCATGAGGTCTCCGCTCTCCATGTAATACTTCTGGATATCACGTTTTTCACGTACATTCTCAATCGTTTTCGCGAGCGTATCCCGTTCAGTCTGGAGTTTCGATTGACGCATGACATCGTCGAATACGAACGGATTGAACGTTCCCTCCAACTCCTTGTCGAGCTCTGCCAGCCTGGTCTCCAGAGCTCGCACCGATTCATCCGAAGAACTGGTATGGAGTTCATCCACATACTTCTCGTGGAGAGAATCTAGAGTACCGATCTGGTCTCTGCCTCCTTTAGATCCTCCGCCGTCTCGAGTCTTCTTTACCTTGAATACATCCGAGGACATATATCGTCTTATTGTCCTCTCGGGATTCGTTCGTAAGTTATTTCATTAATATGTATCCGATAAACACCATTACGGCCGCACCGAGCGTGAGATACGAGACCGGATCAATGTAATCCACGGGTATAGGAGCCTGGTACAGATTTTCCTGGAAGTTCGCATACTTCTCACCTGCCTGAACTCCTTTAACTGGGGCTTTGCTCGCACTTGCCCCCGACCCCGCTTTCTTCGCAGCCGCATCCTTGGCCGCCTTCTTCTCGGACTCAATCATCGCCATGAGAGACGACGTCTCTGCTGCCGTAGCCGCCCGACATGGGGTAATGTTGAACTCCAGCTGCGGAGATAGAAACCGAGTCTGGGTTCCCTGGTACACTCCAGTCTGTATATCGGTCACAGGGCAAGTATACGCTTTACACGGCGGGACTCCGTCAAGTACCAAGCCGTTCATGAGTTTAAGCGGATTCATGGCCGCAATATCGCCGCCCATCGCAGGAATAATACCATCGAATCCGCTTCCTGATACCGCGTTCTGAAAACTCTTACCTAGGACACCAGCCGCGTCGTCCATTCCCATACGGTTGTTCGTATAAGAGTACCGCGGAACAACCGGACCGTCCCCTTTATCGTTACCCTTATCATCCTTGCTGCCAGGAGCCCGGCACATTCCGCCCGTGTCCTTGAAAAACTGATTTCCAGATTTGGGACCTGTAATAAGATTGTCGACGTATGTACGTATCGCATTCGCGTTGGTTCCGACCTGGTCCATCGTTCCTGCGTCGCCAACATTTAACTTGGCAGGAGACGGGACGTTCTGGAGGTAATCATAGGACGGACCCAGGGCCTGGTCGAGAATCGCATTACCTGCTCCCATAGGATCATCGTTGGCAGATGTGATCGCGGACTGTACGGACGCCCACATACCTTACTACTTATTCTTTCCGCGAGATCCAAATTCTTCCAGTTGTTCTACGAAGCTTGGGTTCGTCATGACGCACGGTCGTTGCTTTGCCATGACCTCGACCACCTTCTCCATCGGGATCCCGAACCGTTTGTGAAGGTATGCAGCCAGAAGGGTAGCCGACCTATTCATTCCTGCCTGGCAGTGGACGTAGACACAACGGCACCCTGGATCCCGCAGGAAGATGTCCATGACCTTTTCAAAGGTATCATAGTAGTCCCGAATGAGCGGGAATCCCACGACATCATCGGCTCCTAGGGAAATATACCGACTCGGACCGACATGAGTCGACGCCCAAGCGGGACACGCAGACTTCTCTGCACAGTTGAGTATGTGTGTAACCCGATGGTTACGAACGAACCTGGGGGTCAGGTGAATCCCAGGACCAAGAAGAATGCGATCAAACACAGCTGCGATTGGATCGTATACGGGTCCGCGAGATCGGTGGCGATTCTTATCTAAGATCGCCTGGAGCATCTATACTTACTATTCTTTCAAGACATAAACCGTTCCGATTTATACTAGACGAGCGGTTGGAGGATGACCTGAAGAATGTACACGAGAACAACTCCCAGACCGCCAAGGCATGCTGCACCGGTGAGTGAGACGACACCCGAACCGCCGTAAGCGTTCGGAATGTAGCGGAGAAACAGGGATTGTACGGGGGTGAGTGAGATCACAAAGATCGCACCGAAGATAGCAACGTAAGTCATAATAGACTTCAGGACGCTCTTGGCGGCACCGGGATGCATCGGGGCAACCTGCGTCGGCGGAGGAGGAGTGTAAATAGCTGCTGACGTCCCAGGTGTGATCATTTGAGGGTAGGTAGTGGCAGATGGCAGTGCCATCGCCGGCTGCTGAGATCCTCCCGGGGGCATCAGTTGGTCTAGAGGGGTAGCGTCCATTTGTATATGTATTAGAGCGAAACTCTCGCTGCCGGGCATGACGCATCATCCACCCGGAAACGGTAGCACTTGCCATCTACGCGTGTCACCATCTCTCGAATCTTTCCAGGGGGAATCGCAGACACGTCAATCTCCAACTGTGGGCGGTGAAACATGAGGACAGCAAGTCCAAGTCCGATGACGAACGAGAAAAAGTAGTTGGCCTCAGGTTTCTTTATAATTGACGAGATGTTCATTGTTTACATGTTCAGAAAATCAATACCGTCTGTACATTGGACAGGGTATGCGGTGGCCCTGAAACACCCGTTCTCGACCTCGGGGTTCTGGAAGACAATCGAGGGATTATGGACATCTGGAACAAGTTTATGCTTTGTCTGCGGCGGGACGAAGATCGTTGTGACAATCATGCCTACGAGGAATCCCCCAAATACCCAGAGGACGTTAAACATTATTATACCCCAAGAGTTTTGTAGACACGGTGAAGGGTTTCCAGATGGTCTCCGCTCCATGTGAGAACGAGTTTTCCGGAAGGTGTAGAGATTGGGCCGCCAAAGTATACGAACAGGTGGGCAATATAGTAAAAGGATTTCTTGTCGTCCACCCATACGATGCGTTCGTCTACAATATCACGTACAATCTCCATGAATTCAGCACGCTGATCCGGGTATCCACCGACGAGAACCACAAACATCCTGTTTCTTCTTTATATTTACCGCTTCCGAGTTAAACGTGATACAGGGGTACGTTTCCGCTTAAGTGTCCGACGACGCTCATGCCCGCCTACCTTCTCCTGTGGGTAATTCAGCTCGAACTCGAAGCGGAACGTCGGTCCAGTTGGGCGAGCTCCACCCTTCTTTTGCTTCACGAGTGTTGACCCGTACTTGAACTTGTCGATAGAGATAAAGACGGTATCTCCGCCCATCTTGCGTTCAATCGGGATCTCCCAGTCTCCTCCGCCAGCGTTCCATCCCGTTCCCTTGGCGGCACTGGACTTCATGAATTCGTGAGAGGGGAACTGGAGAGTGAACGTCTGCCCCCGATGGTTCTTCTTGATATCGGAGAGATACGCTGTCAGACGCTTATCCTTGAAGGCCTCCTCTACATTCTTGTCGTTGAGCAGTTTGAGATTGAGTTCCGTGTCCACGCTCTCGATGAAGTTTGTGACTGCGTCCCGGAATGTCATATCAAAGTGCTCGTCAATAATCCCAGTGATATTCGTGGTGGCAGGAGCCACCGGTGGAGCAGCGAGTTCGGTGACGGGGGCAGTGTACCTAGATCTACGAGGAGCGAACGCGTCAAGCGATGTCATGACACCCGCATCGATGGCGACGGTTGGTGCAGGGACGGCTGTTCCAGTGGTAGCGGGAGCAGGAGCTGGAGCAGGGGCAGGGGCAGGGGCTACGTTCGGATTGAAGGCGTCTAGGGAAGCAGCGACCTCGGGAGCTATAGCGGGAGCTGGGACAGGAGGGACAACTTCACCCTGAACTAGGGGGGTATTGAAGACGGGGGCAACGGGGGATCCGAGAGTTCCGCGTTCAGTCAATAATCCTAGGCGTTCTTCGGCGGCTGCACGTGCAGCTAGACCTTCAGGGGTGGGAGCAAGAGGGTTCACGAGCTGAAGAGGAGTAGGAGCGGGGGCGGGAGCGGGAGCCTCCTCTGTATTCTGCTGAATGAGGGAACGAGATGCACTTGCAGAATTGGGTAGACGCTGTCCTTCCGGTGTACCACGCATTGGATTGGCGGCGACGAGACTACGACTGGCTTCCTGGTGCTGTAGAGCCGTATTCACCGGAGGCTGAGGAGCGTTTGCTGGAGCCGCTGCCTGTCCAGCCATTGCACCAACTGCTCCGGGAGCGACC